TTAAGAAAATAAGGAATCTAACTTTTCAATGACTGATTCTTTCATTTGTTTGGTTACGTGGGTATAAATTTTTAGAGTTGTTTCGGGCTTAGAATGACCGACTCTATCCATAATAGCTTTTAAACTAACATTTAATTCTGTTAACAAAGATACATGAGTGTGCCTAAATACGTGAGTAGTTATGTTCTTGTTAATATCGCAAATTCCTGCTGCTTTTTGAAAAGTCCTGTTAATGTTAGGTAAATTCATGGGTATTCCCTTGTCGCTGCAAAAGAAAGTATCTGAATGGTTGGAATCCTTAAAATCACCATCAGACATATCATTCTCGAATTTTATTTTCTCGATTATCTTAATTGCTCTTTTTGGTAAATCTATCGTTCTATTTGATGCGATCGTTTTTGTTGTACTTTTTATAGCAAGTGAGTTCTTTTCGCCCATGTCTAATGTTCCATCCACAACCATAGAACTTCCGTTAAAATTTTCGTATCTTAAGGCGAGAGCTTCACCGATACGTAACCCAGTCAGAGACAAGAATTCAGCAAGGTCTGCATACCTTTTATTTCTAAAAGCATCACTTCTTAAACATGTTAAAAGTGCAGTTAATTCACTTTTCTCTAAATATTTTGTTTCAATTTTTTCTTTATCTTCATAAGTAACAGGTTTTGCAACAAGTCGAATCGAATCCACTGGATTTGAAGTGACGTATTCATTCGTTTTTGCGTAAACGAACATGATACGAAGCAATGATTTAGATTGTCTCATTGTGGAAAAAGAATAGTTATCTTCATAATAAATATCGTCTAATGCATCTTGGATAATACGTGTTGTTATTTTAGAAACTAAAGCATCTGCAGGGATTTTTTTGTTTAAGAGTTTTAAATTTGCTTCATGCCTTGTGAAAGAACGCTTTTTTATCGTCCTGCTGTATTTCTTCATGAATTCTGTTTGTAATTCCATAAACGTTCTTTTTTCCACATTGACCTCATTTAATTTGTCGTCAATGCGTTTGCTTAGTATTCTTCTAGCTTCATTTTTAGCGCGGCTAGAATCAGTGTTAAGGGTAACTGAAACAGTTTTTGTTTTCTCGGTGAGAGGGTCGATATATCTTTCGTAATAAATGAACTTCTTGTTTTTTTCTACTATCCACATGTTAAATTCCTCCTTAATATGGTAAAATAGGCAATATAAAGAGACCTATTTTTTAGGTTGATTTTTTGCGTAAGCACTCCTTGACCGTCGAAAGTTAGAGGGGTGTTTTTCTAATATTAAGTAATTAGCGCTTGCAAACATAAATGAATTTATATTATAATTAGCTTATAGATTAGTTTAACTATTTTGATAGCTATTACTTCTCTTTCCGTCGGGAAATAGGTTAGCATTGTTTTATCCATTTTGATGGATATTAATAATGTTAACCTATTTTTTTGTGTCTCCATACTTCAACAGATCATAGGCAAATATTAATTTTCGAAGTGCACTTTTCAATGCGACTTGTTTTTTTAATGTTGCTTGTTCAAATAAATCTAACGCTGTTGTTTTGATATATTGGTCAATGCTGTCGAAATCAATATTTTTAATATTGTGCGTTATTAGGTTTTGTTTCTTAGGAACAGAATATGTAGTTGCAGTAATTTCTTCTATGGTTTGATAGTTAATTGCGCAATCTCTTGGAACTGAATCAATTGTTTTATCCAAAGACCCTAACTTGTTTATTTTACTATTAATTATCCTTCTAGTTTCATCGGATATATCGATTAAAGAAAAATCAGACTGATTAACATATTTTGAAAATGGGGTTCTTGTAGTTAAATTTTCTTTTGCAATGAAATCTAATGCTACAGATGGCATAATTGATTTTTCATCTAAAATATAATCTTTCATATAACTAACTAAGTCTGGGAGAACGAACATAAATCGTTTATCGCCCAAGGCAACAACAATATTTTTACCATTTTTTATATCCTCTTCTAAAGTATCTAATTCAGTTGATGATACTAAAACGGTATCTAGATCTTTATTTCCTTTGGAATTAACAACAATATTTTTTATTAATTTTTCATATTTCATAACTTCATATGGAGTAAGCCCTTGATTAATTTTTGAAATAACATCATATAACTGTTTAAAATTATCTGTTTTTAATGTTGTGTATTGGAAGTTTAGATCATTGCTCCTAACAACCTCTTCCTTAATTTCATTTTCACTAATACGATATTGTGCAATGAATATACGATCAGCAGATGTTCTTAAATCTTCATCAGGTAGTTGCTCAGAAAAGTCTTTTAAAAGAGTTTGAACATTCCTATCAGTTAGTGAATATCCTAAAAATATAATGGGCGATTCAATCATTTGCGTAAGGATTTTAGCACTTACTAATAGTGAATTTTTGTCGAATAATTCATAGTCTTCTTTACTAATCACGATTGATTTTGGATTTTTAACATCACCGTGAAGTTTGTATAATTCAGACCAGTCTATTGTTTTATCAAAGAAACCTTCTTTTCCAACGTATTTTTTAGGTTTTATTTGCAATTCATCTAACATATCTTCAATAAATGTATCATAATTAGTTGTAACAATTATTCTTGCTTTAGATAACAAAGTTTTAAAAGAAGAAATTTCTTCCGCATCGACATTCTCGTTTAATTCATAGGTATCAAAATAGTTTGCAATGTGAAATTTAAATGCAGAAATTTGATTTTTATAAACATCCTCTGTAGTCAATCCGTCAATACTGATTTTTCCATTAATAAATGCAGCATTAAAACGTTCTTCAATATAACTCGCCATTCTAATGTTTGTTTCGAAATCAATTTCGTGTTCTGGGAATTCATCATCTTCAATTTCTTTTTTTAATTCAATCATTTTTGCATAAAAATCTGACGTTTCATTTAATTTTCCCCAATAACTTACTAAAAGCTCAGTCCAATTAGGGAAATCTTTTAAGTACCGTTTAGATATTCCTGATCCGATAAATAAAATAGGATATGAATTTGCTTTTACTATATCGTTCAATGGCATATATATTATTCCTCCAATCCTAATATTTATTAAAAGCACTCCTCTAACTTTGGTCGGTTGGGGGAGTGCTTATTTTTTATCTATATTCCTAAAATTTGTTTCTTTTTAGCATCATAATCATCTTGATTTATTACACCTATATCTAACAACTCTTTTAGTTTTTGTAACTCATCTAACGACCCGTTAGAATTTACAGGTTCAACATTCGTGGTTTTGTTGTTTTCATTATCACGTAATATTAGTTCAAGTAATGATGTGCATTCTTCTGCCGCTTTTAAGGCCTCTTTGTACATAAAGTTTTTCTTCTTCATAGATAGTTCAATAAATTTTATATATAATACCGGGTTATCAATGCTGTCTAATGTTAATTTTATAAAAAGTTTATCACATGTAGACTTAGTTTTTTTGCCGCCTGTGATACCACCCACAATCGCTCCAACGCCTCCAAATAATACGCCACCAACAGCCGCTCTTCCTAGTCCGCCGGACGACAATTGTTCTCCATCCTCAATAACTTCATAAGAAACGAGTTCGTTAAAATTAATTATAGCTAAATTCTTCTTGATTAACTTAGAAGAAGGTACTCTGAATTTTTTTGTATCTGTATTTATCTGTAAATATGATTTAACTTTTTTAGTATACTCGAAAGTTTTGTTTTCCTGTTCTCTATCACTGTTATCAGCTAATGACGCCTTAACTTGTTCGAGGCTCATATTCTTTAAATTGGCTAACATATTCATCGGTATTTTCAAACATTTCTTACACACTATTACTTTGTCTTTCAAAACATACTTACCATCCATAATACCTAATTCTCTTTGACAAACCGTACATTGCTTACTCATTATTATTCCTCCGCTCATTTTCATGTTTTTTATCACTGTGTACTTTCCCTAATCGTTCTTTAAATCTATTTGTTTTAACGTTTCTGTCAGGGCGCTTTTTATAAACATCTTTTTCAAAAACATCTACAGCTACTTCTAAGACCCTGATTTCATCATTTATTCTTTTTTGTTTTCTATATATAATTGCCAATCTGTCGTAAGGGTGATTTCCTTGAAATCTATGCTTTATATTATATTCATAAAGTTCAATCGCTTTATCTACATCACCACTTTTTTCTAATGTAATCCCTCTTTTGTTATTATTCACCATTTTTAACTCTTTAGAACTGTATTTATTCATTGTCAGTAACTCATCGGAGGCATCATTTGCCGCTTTAGTCGTTTCGAATGCCTCTTTGTACTCTTGTTCATTTATGACACCTCTGTTCAGCAAGTCGTCATAGAAGGCTTTATCATCAACGTAGATCTCTGTTTGTTTATCGTTAATCAATAAAGGTTCTGGGAATTTATGTTCATTTATTATAGAGGAATGTAATTCAATTAATTTAACAGCTTTATCCGTTAAATTGTTTTGTTTGTCAATATAACCTAAAGATATTAAAGTGCCACTTCTTTCGTTAACACTTATTCCGTATTTGAAAACGAAATAGGCGGGTATCTTCTTTTTATTTGTTCTAGGGTTAGCTAGCCACCGAAGATATATAATGTCTCCTCTGTATAAATCATCTTGATATATAATATCCATATACTCTTTACGAACAAGTAAAGAAGGGAGTATGTCATACCTGTCCAAAATTTTCGAACACTCTTCATTATTCGGCAAAAAGGGAATACGTTTATAGTTCTTTTGACGATAAAGTGCTAATAGTTTTTCTGTAGAATCAATTTTATTTATAGAGGCGTCAGATTTCGACTGCACGTTTAGATTTTTTACAAAGGAAAATAAATTTTTCATTCAAACTTCCTCCTGTTGTTTTTTATAATATAGTCGAGAAGAATATGACTTTACCACTTATGCTAACCATATTAGCATCATGCAATGTCGTATGATCGATAGCGATATTTTTAAAACCAGCGTTATCAGAGTTTGGCTCGAATACCACAAAACCATCAATCATATTAGGGCGGTATGTTTTTAATGAATACTCCGCATCGTGATTGAATATAACAATGTCACCATCTTTATACATATAATCTTCTAATGGTTTAGCCACAATGATTGAACCGTTAGGAATGACTTGATTCATCGAATCCCCATTAACATACATAGAAAACAAGTGATCATCATTTGCATAACGTCCTAACATCACGCTAGGAATATCTATTGTTTCCACATTCCATACATCAACACCCTCAATTTCAGCAATAGCACCTGCTGCAATATCACCATATAGTGGGAGGATTTTTATATTTTGATTATCTTCCGATGAGTCAGTGGAGTTATCTTCTAGCAATGTAGATAAGTTTACATTGAAGAAATCAGATAATTTCTGTAGAGAACCTCCTCGAGGCATTTTCTTTCCATTCTTCCAGTCTGAAACAGTAGAATATGAAATATCAAGTTTTTCAGACAACTCCATTACGGTTATTTTATGTTTTTGAATAAGTTTATTCAAATTTTTCGAAAATATTTTTTTAGCAATATCGTTACTCATCGTTTTTCAATTCCTTCCATATAATCTTCTATAATAACTATACCGTAAAAAGCGTTAAAAGTAAACGTTTTTTACGCTTTTGGGGAATTTTTTAACGCTTTTAGGGTATTTATGGTTGCATTAACGCTTTAAGCGTGATAATATTAATTTATCGAAAGAGAGGTGATAACAATGAATGAAACAAAAATCCCTAATTTCGCTAAGCAAACTATGAAAAGTTTACGTGCGAGAGCTTGCATGACACAATTAGAAGCAGCTTCTAGTTTTGGTGTATCTAGAAAAACATTGAAAAACTGGGAATCAAATTCTAGTCGAATGAATTTTGAAGATATGGTTAAGGCGTCTGAATTATATTCTTGTCCAATTAATTATATTTTTTTTGGCGACAGTACCGCTTTTAGCGTTAAGTTGACGGAGGAACGAGAACTACAAAACGCATAGGAGGCAAGCAAATGGAAAATGAAGAAGCTAAATTAAAAGTATCTATTGAAAGTATCGAGGAAGTTCAAGCAAAATCCGAAAAATTGAGACGGACATTAAGAGAAGCCCACTCGTTGGTAGACGAATTGGCTTCATTGAAAATTGGTGAATGTGTAGAAACTGATAAATCAGAAGTTGTAAACGTTGGTTTATACCAAGATTACAACTTAACACTGAAATCCAAATATGGTGCAAAAGAAATTGATGAATCCAAAGTGAAGAAAGTTATTTTGATTTATTAAAATATTCGTTTAAAGTTTCTTCAATTATCTCACTTGTAGAAGAAAAATAACTTTCAATTTCAGTTTTGGAAGTCGATTTTCTAGGAAAATTTTTATCTTCTTTAATATCCCTAGCTAAATCTCCTACATAGTTGTTGTCCTCAACAAATTGAAGCATGAATTCGTAATACGTCAAATTTATCACCACCTTTCTTCCATTATAACAAACAGGAGGTAAAACGAAATGACATCATTAGCAACAATTGAAAAAACTACTAACAAATTAGTAGACATGAAAAATAATGAAGCAGTTACAAGTAGCTTGCAAGTGGCACAGGTATTTGGAATCGAACACAGAAACGTTATTCAAAGTATTAGGAATTTACAAGCAGATATTGCGAAAGCTGAAAATTCAGCTCTCGGTACAAATGCTGATATATCAATGTTTTATCAAGATGTATATCAAGTTGAAGGTAATTTTAAAAAGTATCCAATGTTTTACATGAATAAAAATGGGTGGACACTTTTAGTAATGGGGTTTAAAGGAAAGAAAGCGACTCAATTCAAATTACAATACATTTCACAGTTTGATAGCATGGAGCGACAAATCAAACAGCAACCAATTCAAACAGAATTATCACTACCACAGAATTATGCGCAGGCTTTACGACAACTTGCTAATACAGTAGAGGAAAATGAACAGTTGAAATCCCAGTTGGAAGTGAAGCGGTCACAACAATTGACTTTGGAAGCCCCTCAAAAACTTTATACCACTGATTCAATTGCACGTGAATTAGGTTACCCATCAGCAGCTGCTCTAAACAAGCAAATGCACTATGAAAAATTTGTTTACTGTAAAAAAGGAAATTGGGTTTTATACAAATCTTATCAAAACAAATGTTTGAAAGATATGTCCACACTTCATAAGTCTCGTTTATGGACAGAAGAAGGAAGATATTTTATCAAAATGAGATTTGGAAAAGAATATTTAATGCCGTAAAAAAAATTAAATCTAATGCTTAATTATCTTACTTTTAGCCCTTTATAGATATAGGAGGAATAAACATGCCAAAACCAGTTGAAATCGATTTAAATAAAATCGGAACTAACCCAGAACTAACAGATGTTATTTATGGTAACAAAGAAGTTATTTGCAAAGCGTTCAGTATGAATAAATCTACATTAACTCAGTGGTTAGCAGAAATGCGAAGCAATCCGAAATTTGAAAGTGGTGTTCTTAACGTGACACATAAAGTTGTCTTGATTCATATTGAAACTTTTGAAAAATTCTGTGTGTGGAAGTCACAAAACAGATACAAACAAACGAGGGGGTAAAAATATGCCAATTCTTTTCTGGTTATCAGTTTATACATTCGGTGGTTTCCTTATCGGTTACGTCATCTACGATGTAATGATCGCTGAAATGACTGCAAAGAGTAAACGTAAGAAATACTTCAACAACATTATTGATACGAGTACTCAATACCGTAGATATGTGAAGGGAGGTGAGTAAATGTTTAAATTTAAACAATACGATGTATTAGATGCGATTGAAACGGGAGAGTTCGAACCATCTGAACGTACAAAGGTAATTATCATCACTAGTGTGTTAGATAACTCGTACTGTGTACGTCTGAATGACGGTACAGAGATGTATGAGATAGCGAAACACATTATTGATAATAACTATAAAAAAAGACCAACAACGGTCGCACCCGTTAGTTAGTCAAAGCAATAATTTATGGCTTCATTATACCACATTGAGGAGTGAATAGATGCCTAAACTTTGGAACGAACAAGCAACCTTAAATTTAACAAATGCTGAACTGGCTTATATCTATGAAATGTTATCAAATACGGATGCTTACAATGATTCGGATGCAAGATTGCAACTCATTCACCAACAGGTAGATACTAGTCAACTAGATTCGATAGAAACATACAATCGTTTAGGCGAGTACCTGGACGAATTATAAAAAGGAGGTCGAATAATGTCCACACTATACGAGTTAACCAATCAAGCAATCCAATTGAAGGAACTCGCAACAACGAGTGATCCAGAGATTTTCAAAGATACGCTAGAGAGCCTTAACCTAGCGATTGAAGATAAAGCTGACGGTTATGCCCGAGTGATTCAAGAGCTGCAAGGGCATGCGCAGACGATTAAGAATGAAGAAATACGTTTATCTGATATGCGTAAGCGCACTGAAAAAAACATTGCAAACATGAAACTAAATCTATTAGACAGCATGAATGCAACTGATACAACGAAAATTACAACTGATTTATTCACATTCAGTGTGCGCAACAATGCTGAGAGTGTAGCTATTGAAGATGAAAAAGACATTCCAGATGATTTTTATGTAACTAAACGTGAAATCAGCAAGGCTACTTTAAAATCAGCGCTTAAAAATGGTGCTGAAATTAAAGGAGTATCACTTAAGCGAAGTCAAACTTTGGCAATTAAATAGGGGGTTAGTTAAATGGAAATTACGAAAGCGGAAGATATGAAGCGAGATGCTTATCTTCATGGCATGATTTACAGCAAGCCAGGTAGTGGTAAGACAACTACTTTCAAATTTTTAGAAGGTAGAACGTTGGTTCTTGATGTGGATGGTTCATCACAGGTTTTAAGTGGTTTGCCTAATATCGATATTGTGAAGTTAGACCCATCAAGACCTGCACAAACAATGATTGAGTTTTACGGTTATTGTAAAGCGAATCAAGATAAATATGAAAGTTTCGTTATTGATAACCTCACACATTACCAAAAGTTGTGGCTAATGGAAAAAGGGAAATCTACTAAGTCTGGTCAGCCAGAACTTCAACATTATGGAATATTTGATACCCACATTATTGAGCTAATCTCAACATTTCAAGCGTTTAAAAATAAAAATATTATTTGGACAGCTTGGGAAACTACAAGACAAATTCAAACTGAGGGCGGTCAGCTGTACAACCAATTTTTACCAGATATTCGTGACAAGGTTGTTAACCACGTGATGGGAATTATACCAGTTGTTGGTCGTTTGCTAACTAATGCTGAAACTGGCGTTCGTGGGTTTGTGTTAAGAGAATCAAACGGTACATTTGCTAAAAATCAATTAGATAATCGTGAGCATTGCTTGCAAGATGATTTATTTAAGATTGGAGATGTGGCAATTGATTGAGTTATACGATTATCAACAAGATTTAATTGACCGCACAAGGGGGGCTTTTGCGCAAGGTTATAACAGTCCATGTATTGTTAGTCCTTGCGGTTGAAGGCTCTGGTAAATCAATTATGATTGCTGAAATATCTCGGAAAACAACTGCAAATAAAAAACGAGTGTTGTTTTTAGTCCACCGTAAAGAATTGATAGATCAGATTAAAAACACATTCGAGTCTGTGGGAGTAGATACCAACTATGTGCAATTCGCAATGGTCCAAACAATTGTAAGAAACTTAGATAAAACTCTTACACCCGATTTAATTATCACTGATGAATCGCATCATGGATTAGCAGCATCTTATCAAAAGATTTATGACTATTTCAGTGACGTAAGGCGCTTAGGTTTCACAGCCACACCAATACGTTTAAACGGTGATGGATTGGGTGGAATCAACGACATTCTAATAGAAGGTGTGTCGGTTGAATGGTTAATTGAAAACGAACGTTTGGCACCTTACGATTACTATGCTCCAAAGCTCATGCAGCAAGAAAACTTAAAGATAGGTCACTTAAAGGAATTTACTAAGCAATCTATTGATAAGGAGTTAGAAAGCCATAAAGCAATTTACGGTGATGTGATAAAACACTATCTTAAATTAGCTGAGGGAGAGCAAGCTATTGCTTACTGCCACAGCTTAGATAGTAGTTTGAAAACAGCACAGGCATTCAATGATGCAGGCATAACGGCGAAACATATTGATGCAAAGACAAACAAAAAGGAACGTGACGACACCATACAAGCGTTCCGAGATAAAGAGATTAAGGTCCTTTGCAATGTGGATTTAATCGGAGAGGGTTTTGACGTTCCCGATTGTTCCACAGTAATAATGCTAAGACCTACAAAATCATTATCGTTGTACATTCAACAGTCTATGCGCGGTATGCGTTATAAGCCGAATAAGCGCTCTGTCATCATTGACCATGTAGATAATGTGAATACATTCGGTCTGCCAGATATGAGCCGTCAGTGGACGTTAAGCACCAAAAAGAAAGCGAAATACGATATTGAAACACCTGTAAAAACGTGTGTGCAGTGTTTTGGTACTTATGCAGGCATTGACCGCAAATGTCCATACTGTGGACATGAACAGCCAATCGAGGTGAAAGAAACGGTATACGAAGAAGTGGACCAAGACCTTGAAAAAGTTGATAAGTTCGAAATGAAGTTGAATTTTAAAACAGCAGAGGAATGCAGCAGTTTGAAAGAGTTGCAGGAGCTTGCGAAAGAAAAAAATTACAAAAAAGGTTGGGCGTGGGTCCAAGCGAAGCGGTTAGGGATTAGATAAGGAGAGTGGGAAATTATGAAATATACGGAATTTGAAGCGAAGGTAAAAGAGATTGATAGTACGTGGCGGGTTATACACAATGACAGTTTGACTATAGCAACGAACAGTGAAGGACGCCCATTCGTTTGCGTATCAAGATTGAGAAAATATGGACTCGATACCAATTATTCCGAACGTAGGGAGGTTATAGACTCAGATGCGAATATGCTAATGCAATTAGCTTATGAACTAGCAGCTACTCCGCTAGAAGAACGTAAAGAACCGAAAAAGTATTATTATCGTTTAATTTACTCTTACGTAGCTAGTGACGACAATTGCTTGAATTATGACACGGAGGATAACGTGTTGTTTTATGGTAACAAGGAGCAAGAGCAGAATTTTAAAACCCGATTCACGCGCAAAGAATACGAAGAAATAGCTAAGAAACACGATATTCCAGCTGATTTACACATCGAAGAAGAAGTTTAACCAAACCAAAAAAATAAAAAGGCCAACGAGCCAAAAGGAGAAATTATTATGTCAATGTTTACTTTAGATCACGAAAATGTTTTTGAAGGCAGATTACAAGATGGAACTTACGAGGTGGTTGTTTACCTCACTAAGCAAGATGCAGCTAAAAATGGGACTGAATTTATCAATTTATCAATGATTGTTCGTAACGATATTGAGCAAAAAGGTAAGAACCAATATGTGTTCCATAAAATTTGGGCTTCAAAAGAAACTGGCCAGTTTAACACACAAGCGATTAATACGATTGGTAAGGCTTTGCAATTACCGAACGGTAAACAATACAACTCACTCGATGAATTGCTTCAAGACTTCACGCTTAAAACTTGCCGTGTAACGGTTAAAAATGAAACATCAGAATTTAATGGTACAACTTACAACAACTTAAATGTAAAAAAATGGGAAACAACTAAGTTCCCGACATTCAATCACGTATTTAAAACAAAAGACGATAGCCAATCAGAAGCATTTTCAAATCCAGGGAAACCAATTGAAATTTCAGATGATAGCCTCCCGTTCTAAATATAATAAATCGAGGTGTAATTAATGTATGAACATATTCCGGTCGAGTTAAAAGAAATGAATCAGTGGGTTTGTTGGACTTCTGCAGCAAAGAAGAACGGAAAACTTACTAAGAAACCGATTAATCCACATACAGGAAAGTTAGCCCAAAGCAATAATTCAGATACCTGGTCAGACTTTGATACTGCTCTACAAAAGAGCAGTGAGTTTGATGGTATAGGTTTTATGTTAGGGAATGGCGTTTTCGGAGTGGATATTGATAATGCGCAAGAAGATATAACGATGTATTTAGGTGGGGACACTGACAATAACCTTGTCAGTGAATTCACTGATACATTAAAAAGTTACGCTGAATATTCGGTGTCAAATACAGGCATCCACATACTATGTAAAGGTACTTTACCCGAGGGTGGACGTAGAAAAGGTAATTATGAATTTTACGAAGAGGGCCGCTTTTTCGTTGTCACAGGTCATATCGTTACACAACAGTATCAAAAAATTGTTGATTGTACTGAAACGATTAAACCGCTGCATCAAAAATATATCGGATCACATGAAAAAATTACGCATCTCTCACTACTTCCAAAAGATGAAGAAAAACGAATCATACTATCTGAAGCAGAAGTTATTGAAAAGGCCTTAGCCAGTAAAACAGGCAAACGTTTTGAAATCTGTCTATATGGCGGTTGGGAAACAGTTTACACTTCACAATCCGAAGCTGATATGGCATTTGCTAATGATTTAGCATTTTGGACAGGTAGAGATTTCTCTATGATGGATAGTTTATTCAGAAGTTCAAAGCTAATGCGTGAGAAGTACGATATGAAACGTAAAAACACCACATACGGTGCTGAATTGTTAAATAAAGCAATTCATGAATGTGGGAATATCTATCAGCCTAGAAAATCAGATGATGATTTCGCAATTTACATTAAAACAGAGGATAAAGAGAAACCGCAAAAGTTTTTCTCGTATGACGATACAGGTAATGCAGACAGATTTATTGAAACATATGATGGTTATGTCAGATTTTCATTTATTGATAAAGCTTTTTATTATTATGACGGTAAAAGTTGGCAATTGGACATGACAGGTATCGTTAGAACAATGGCAGATACAGTCGTAGAAAACATGAGGAATGAAAAAGTTTCTACTACAGGCGATGAAAAGGAAGATGAAGAAGTGCAAAAAGCATTTCAGAAACATATTAAAAAATCACGCGGTACTACATCAAAGAAAAATATGCTGACTGAAATCGAACACAGAACGGCAGTTTTGCCAGAAGAATTCGATAGAGAGAAAACATTATTAAATGTGCAAAATGGTTACCTTGATTTAGTAACTGGTGAGCTTTATGACCATGAACAGGCAAAAATGTTCTCACGTATAGCTGACGTTGAATACACTAACAAAATTGATTGTCCACAGTGGATAGACTTCATTAACCAGATATTCGATAACGACAAAGAATTGATTGAGTACGTTCAAAAGGCAGTTGGATATTCACTCACTGGATCCACACGAGAGCAATCACTTTTTATACTTTTTGGTAATGGCCGTAACGGTAAATCTATATTTTTAGATGCTATTTCAAACATTGTAGGGAGTTATGCGACTAACATGCAGGCTTCCACAATTATGGTGAAACAATCTGGTGGAGCTAACACAGATATAGCACGTTTAAAAGGCGCTAGATTCGTCACGTCAAGCGAACCGAACGAGGGTTTGCGATTGGACGAGGGGTTAGTAAAACAGCTTACAGGGGGCGATAAAGTCACCGCAAGGCAATTGTATGGGAGAGAGTTCGAGTTTAACCCAGAGTTTAAATTGTGGTTAGCAACAAACCATAAGCCAATTATCCGAGGAACGGACGATGGGATTTGGAGACGTTTAAATTTAATACCATTCAATGTACAGATACCAGATGAAAAGGTCGATAAGAACCTTAAATACAAACTGCAACGTGAATCCGTAGGTATTTTAAATTGGGCTGTTGAGGGTTGCTTAAAATGGCAGAGAGAGGGCTTAAAACGTCCTGCAATAGTTGAAGCGGCTAGTAAAGATTATCGTGAAGAAATGGATGCAACAGCATTATTCATTAATGAGTGTTGTGTGGTCGGCATAGGAAAAACTGTTAAAGGAAAAACTTTTTATGAATCTTATAGAGATTGGGCAAGTAAAAACGGTCAATATATGATGAGCAATACGAAATTTGGCAAAGAAATGGCAGGTAAATTTAATAAAAGAAAGTCAAATGGTGTCATGATGTATGACGGTGTTCAATTATTAGACGAATCCCGACCGTATAACTTGGATATAAAAAGCTTCAATTAACATTTTTTAGGGAGGGCAAGGGACAGTTCAGGGAGTGTTTGGGGATAGTTGGGCAAAAAGTTAAAAATCTCCTAAACCCTTGCTATTACTATATTTATATATACTCTTTATTCTTTTTAGGGATAGTAGGGATAGTAATAATAATAAAAGAGTAAATAAAAAATAAATAAAATATATTTATATATAAAGTGTTTAAAGTAACCCTCATCCCTCCCTACTGTCCCTATCCTCCCTATTTTAAATTTTTTAGTTTTTTTAGGAGGTAATAAATGAAATCTGAAAAGCAAATACAGAATGAAATAAGAGTAGCATTATCTTCAAATGGTTGTGTGTGTTTCCGAGGGAATGTTGGTTTGTTTTATACGAAAACAGGAATACCAGTTTCCACTGGATTGCCAAAAGGATTTAGTGATTTGTTTGGTTATCGTATTGCAGATGGAAAAATGTTCTTTGTGGAAGTTAAAAACGAAACGGGTCGTATCAGACCAGAACAGAAAACATTTATTGAAGCAATGATTAAAAACGGAGTGCTTGCAGGTGTCGCACGATCAGCAGATGATGCATTAAAAATTGTGGGGGTTGGAGGATATGAACACACGTGAAAAGAAACGCAGCTTAAGAATTAAGATTGCAGATTTATATGAGGGTCATGAAGAAATAGGTTTTATTTCAATGGTGAATTGTAATTGTTCTGTATGCAAAGAGATTCGTGATTTAGGTAAAGAATTAGATAGTTTGTGTGATTATACGTTTGAAGAAGTGAAAACACGTAGGAAATTTAAAACTTTAATCAGTTGGAAAGATGGTGCAGCTCATCAGAAAGTTGAATTCAAATCTATCATAGAAGCCGCTAAATTCATTCGTAAGGGACATATGTTTTTCTATGACATGTTAGATAAAGGTGTCACTAATTTTAAAGTCGGTAAATACCAGGTGAAAATTAAAACATTGGAAAACAAATATAAGAAACGTGATCAGATTGAAGAAAAGGAGAGTGCGGAATGAGTAAAAAATCAAGAGGTCCGAATGGCGAAAGGTATTTTTCAGCCTTTAACACAATGAGTAAAAATTATCACTTTGGTATTTGTGAATTATCGCCTTACAAAGCTAAAAAAGCACTATTTAAAGAGATAGGCAAAGATGCGTATAACAGTCGTTGGGAAATAAGACAGATTGCTTACCAACATCCATATGTGAAACATGCTTATCGTGTTAAGAAATTAAAAGAGGTGACGGAATGAATACTAACTTTAAAACAGATGAAAAAGTGCTGATTGTTGTAGATAACAAACTAACTTTAGCTCTAATCATTGGATATATGAAAGCAACTCAACAAAATATGGTTGCGGTTAGCTATGATGATGGGAAATGCAAAACGGCAAGATGTGAAGGTGAAATATTACGATTGGAGGGTGAATAGATGATGATTTATGAAGGTAAGGGTTTCTATTTTAGAATAGGTGATAAAGTGAAAATAGTAGATGCTTCATTTTTTGGTGTGAGCAAACACATTGGGAAAACGGCAGTTGTGAGAGCTGTTTGTTTTGATGGAATGTTAAAGTTAGAATCAAGCGGAGCGAATATAGGCACATACCACCATTCATCTCTAAAACTTATAGAAGAAGCGCCTGTTGATTTTAAATCGGGTGACAATGTAAAAGTTATTGGTACTTCATTTCAAGGAAATGCGAATTTTATAGGGCTTGATGGTGTGGTTATGCACGTTAACGTTTATGGCGACTATAGAATTAAATTCGATGATGATACATCTCTTTCTTTCCCACCGTCATCACTAAAATTAATTGAAAATAATACAGAAAAAGCCCATCGTGAATTAAATCAAACAATTATTAAAATAGATAAAGAAATGATTAAGCACTTAAAAAAATCTAAAAAAGCACACGACCTTATCAATCAAACAGTAAAAAATACCAACCAAACTGACACAGTCAATTCACCATCACATTACAATCAAACAAAAATCGAAGCGATCGATATTATCGAAGACGTGACTGCAGGTTATCAATCAAATGTGAAATACCACATCGGAAATGCGATTAAGTATTTAATCAGAGCGCCATTTAAAAATAATACTGTGGAAGATTTAAAGAAAGCCGTTTGGTACATTCAGCGTGCGATTGATAAGTTGGAGGGTGAACAAAATAAACATTAACACAATAGCAATCATGTTAGCAGTCGCAACACCTGTTGCCATGATTGTGTATATTAAATTAACAGAATGGCTGAGGGATTACAAAGCATAAAGGAGTGAACCAAAATGAAACTCATAAGAATTGAAAGGTCTGGCAACTATCAAGATTTTTGCAGAGCTGTGGGTGAGAAAGTTATTGAGGGTCATGAGTTGGTTAAATATTACAAAAGGGATAAAACAGACACGACAACTAACGGTGTGCCACATTTATTAAACACAAGATACACAGCTTATTTTAAACCAAAGGGGTGATTACAATATACGAGTGGTTGAGATTATACAATGACACAATGACAGATATTGATATTTTAGAATTGGAAATTGAGTGTAAAGAAAAAGAGTTAAGCCGTTGGCTTGATGGTGGGGATCTAGAGAAAACACAAACGTTCTTAACATCACTTGAAAAACAAGGTGAAATAAAAGAGGTGATTAATAACTTGAAAACTAAATTAGAAGAAAAGCAATTGCATCGTGAAAGAATCGTAACTTTGATTGAACGTTTTGAGGGACTGGATAATCGTATATTAATTATGAGGTATGTGGATGAGTTGTCGCTGTCTGAGATAGCACAGCTGACTAAGTATAGTTATTCATATATCAAGAGTAGACATGCTGCTTTGATGCGAATGATTAAGTTTAAGTTAGATTAAAAAGTACAGTACTTTCTGTGTACCCATCTATTGATAAATCCATGTTACGATGATATTAGTTAAAAAACTTGATGGGCGATTAACTTGCACGGCTGTGGGAGCGGTACATACAATTAGTTGGCTCACACTGGCGTTCGGGACGTCAGCAAGTGATAGGTAGATGATGGCTCGGAAAAGCCGCTACCGAAACATTATATTGTGTACAGCAATAGCTAGGTTACTAGCAATCTTTTGTGAGTATCGATTTAAAACAACAACTCTCAGCGATTTCCGAAGCTCATAGGTATAGCTTAAAATAAACGCAGACGTGCGTGTGTGGATTATAAAAACGGTCTTACCACACTATATAAACTGCCGTTAGTTTAAGTAAAACTTGGTTAGTAGCTTGATGACAATAAGTGTGAAAGATGAGACTGGAAACGGTAAAGGATTCCGTAGTATTTAAAAGAGAGTGGAAATCATTGCAGGTCATTCTGCACGGCGGTGTATAACATCATAAGTGGTTAGTGCATATATTGCACAGACCACAAACTAGACATCCAATAGGGTGTCTTTTTTCATACATTAAATTAAGGGAGTGATTGATATGAATTCATTAGATTTTATTGTTAATTTCCATGCGTACTCGCTTATATTTCAAGGCTTGATTGTAGCAGGGGCGGTATTGTATCTGATTTATTTCGGTATCAGATACTTAATCGCTAATAGAAAACACGAACGATAAGGAGTGATAACCATGACAAAACAAACTAACAATACAGACAGATTCAATAAGTATATTTCTGAGTCAAGCAAACGAATGACAAACAAGCAACGTGAAGAACTTCGGGATGTTATAGGTACTGGACATGGTTATACAACAAAAGATACTGACGACATTCACATCGGTTTGGATTTAGGAAGTGGTGAATCGTTTTCAGTGAGTCAACATTGGAGGAGTGATACAAATGTTTAAACATATATTAGTTTTATCTATTAATAAAGACAACACCGAAACAATTGCTGAATCTTATTTCCAGGTCAATCTATTTGGCAAACAGTTAAAACTATTCAAACGCAGAACAAAGGTAACAACCAAACCGAAAGAACACAAACCAACTGATGATTACATTAGTATTCGCATTCCTAAGTATGGTGACAAACCTATTGTTCAAATGCGTGGCGAACGAGCTGTTAATGCTGCTGAAGGAATAGAAAGTGTTAAGTTCGTTTGGGTAACGAATAATATCCGTGGTGCCAATATGGATATACCTTTCATGGATGTTAAGTTACTTCACGGTGCTGACGATGGAGAATTCGTTAGGCTGTTGAAAGGTCTAGGAAGTGAAATAGAAGCAGAAACATTAAGACAGACGATTAACTTATCTAAACACACTAAAGAAATGTATAGACTGCTTAATGTGAGAGACCTCACATGTAAATGCAAAGAACACCACACACACGATGATGACCTACCAATCAGACCCGAAGTAAGCGAATGAAAGGAGCAAACATAATGACAACTAAACAAACCAAAGCCAACACAAAACAAACTAACTATCCGTACGTTAACAACCTTATTGATCTACAGAAAGAGAAGAGCCTTGATGCAATCGTCAGTATGATTGACAGTATCTTTTCAGCATACAGTGTCCGAGCAGATGAAGCTGCAACAATCCTTGCTGTAACAATGCGAGGTGTCGCTACAACACCGCACAACGTACAGTTAACCCAAACGTTCATTGAAGAGCAGACGGGCGTAAGCAAGCATGTGGACGACATTACAATGGCTGACATTGCATTGCTTCAAGAAGAGTTAGTCAAGCTATACTTCAGCAAGCAACCAGTTCAACCGACAGAGCCAACCGAACAACCTAACCAGTCCAATGCTAACTAAAGAAGAACGTTCTAAGTTTTATAAGGCTAAGGCTTGGAGTCAAGTAAGGCTTAAAGTATTAAGCAGAGACAACTACGAGTGCCAACAGTGTAAGCGTGAGGGTCTTACTTATACTAACAAGCATGATACAGATAAGCATAAGCGATTAGATGTGGACCACATCAAGGACTTAGAACACTATCCAGAGTTAGGACTTGAAATAGATAATCTAATCACATTATGTGTGAAGCATCATAATCAAAAACATAATCGTTTCACAAAGAAAATTCCGAAGTGGACAGATGAACGCTGGTAAAAAAACGAACAAAAAATAAAAATCATTTTACTTTTAGCAACAGAATACCCCCCCTCAAAAAAGTTTTTTTTTGCTATTTTTAGTGGGGAACGGGGTGGGGGTCTTTTCCGCAGAAAAAATGAAAATTACATGAAGGGGGGTGTCGGGAATTGGGCTTTAATATACGAGATTTAGAGTTTGGAGAAATTGAAAAAGAACTGATGAAAAACGTTAATATCAATAGCGCACGTGAAGTTGAGAAAGTAAAACGGTATCTAAATTTATTGGATATATACTATCAATTAGATGATGCAATTAAAGAACAAGGTCCCGTTGTCGTAACTGAAAACGGCAAACAATCCTTCGTGAAAACTCATCCTGCAATTGATGCTAAGAATAAAATTAATACCGCGTTACTTTCATTAGAAAAAACATTTACTTTTATTGATAGTGATCAGGACGATGATGGATTATGATTTCACACGTTTATATAGAAGAATATATTTCCGAATATGAATGTGGGAATATTGTTTTAAATAAAGAACGCATTATGTTGCTTGAATACTTAGAAAAATACATTTTGAATCGTGACGATATTTATTTTGATGAAACAATGATTGATGATTACGTTGCTTTTACAACAAAATACTTCTTTCCATTGGCAAAATGGGAAAAGTTTATCACACCTTTTATATTTTTAAGGTTCAAAGAGGATGATTCACTATTCTACGAAGAATTTTTCATCACGTTAGGTCGTGGTGGTGGTAAAAATGGTTTTATGTCCTCTCTCGCTGCTTTTTTCACGAGCAATAAGCATGGCATAAAGAAATATGATGTTTCAATTGTTGCCAATAGTGAGGAACAAGCAAAAGTCAGCTTTGAAGAATTTTTCGATATTGTGGATGGTAATGTTACATTACAGAAAGCGTACAATCATCGTAAATCTGGTATCACAAATAACAAAACACGTTCAACATTTATGTTCAAGACATCGAACGCTAAAACAAAAGACGGCGGACGTGAAGGCTGCATAATGTACGATGAAATTCACGAAATGGAAGGTCGGGAAGTTGTTGACGTTTTCAGTGGTGGTTTAGGTAAGATATTTAACCCACGAGAGTTTTTCATTGGTACGAATGGTTTTGTACGTGAAGGGTTTTATGACAAGCTCATGGAACGATGTATGGCTGTTTTGCGAGGTGAAAGTCCAGACGATAGAATATTTCCTTTCATATGTAAATTGGATATTGCGAAAGAGGTTGACGATGAGTCGCTTTGGCAAAAAGCGAATCCAACATTCGAACTTCCATTATCGAAATATGCAAAACAATTACTAAAAAAAGTAAGAACACAATATAAAGCATTAGAAAACAATCCTGGCGGACGGTCAGCGTTTATGACTAAGCGTATGAACCTACCAGAAGTCGATTCTGACAAGGTTGTGGCTTCTTGGGAAGACATTATGGCAACCAACAGAGAAATGCCTAATTTGAAAAACAAAGCATGTATAGGCGGTTTAGATTACGGTAGCATTAAAGACTTTGCTGCTGTGGGATTATTATTCCGAGATGGCGATAATTATATTTGGAAAACACACTCTTTCGCTAGAAAGGGTTATTTGGACGTGGCTAAACTAAAACCACCAATTCACGAATGGGAAAAACAAGGATTACTCACAATTGTGGATGAACCCTCTATTAACCCTAAACATATCATTAACTGGTTTGTTGAAATGCGTGAAATTTATGGTTTACAGAAAATAATTGCTGATAATTTCCGTATGGATTTATTCAGACCCTTATTTGAAGCGGAGGGATTGGAGTATGAAGTTGTAAGAAATCCCCGCGCTGCACATAGCTTATTAGCACCACGAATCGAAGATATGTTTTCATATCAAAATATTATTTTTGGTGATAATCCTCTAATGCGTTGGTACACGAATAACATTGCCGTACACACTAAGAAAGACGGTAACAAGGAATTCTTGAAAAAAGACGAACACAGACGTAAGACTGATGGTTTCCAAGCTTTCGTCCACGCTCTTTGGCGTGCTGATGAAATTATAGATATTGATGTGTCGGGTTTCTTGGATATGTTGAATGACCTTGATTTTTAAGGAAAGGGGGTGAAATGATAAATGGGATTTTTTGCAAGTGTTTCAAATATGTTTAACAGAAATAAAGTTATTGATTTATCTGGTCTGCATTATCTTCAAGATAGCGCTGATAGAAGTTATATCAAAAGAATGGCTTTAGAGGATTGTATTAATTTTCTAGCAAGGTCCATTGCACAAAATAAAATCAGTCTGATCAACGATAATAAGGCAATCCCTTCTGACTGGTTACACAAGCTGAACGTTAAACCCAACAAAAACCAAACAGCATCAGATTTTTGGGAATCAGTTATTACTAAGTTAGTTTACGACAATGAATGTTTGATTGTTTTGAGTGACGATGATGATTTATTAATAGCTGATAGTTTTGAGCAGAAAAAATATGCTGTTCTTGAAAATCGTTTTTCACAAGTAACTGTTGACGAATTTACATTTAAACGAACATTTGAACGTAACGAGGTTATTTATCTACGCTATAAAAATAAGAATGTGAGGGCTGTTGTCGATGAACTATTCGATGATTACAGCGCTCTTTTTTCTCGCCTTATTGAAGTAGCCATGCGTAATAACCAAATTAGGGGTGTCGTAAATATTGATGCAGTAGAAATGCAAAAAATACAGAAAATTAATAAAGAAAATGCAGAAAAACGAAAAAAAAGCGGTGATGATAATGGTTCGTCAAATGAAAAACTGATAAACCCACTACAAGAGTACATCAATAGCTTGTATTTATCATTCGATAAAAAGTCACTAGCAATCGTTCCACAAACGTCAGCGTTCAAGTACGAAGAAGTTTCAAACACAATAGGAGTAACGTCACAACGAATCGATGAAATGGAAACGCTGAGAAAAGCGATGGTTGATGTTATTGCCACAGCAATGGGTATTCCGCCTAACTTAATTCATGGCTCTGTTGTGGATTTAGAAAGTAACAAAGAGTTTTACCTTGATTTTACGGTTGCACCATTGATACAGAAGATTGAGGACGAATTAAACGGCTCTCTTTTGGATGCGAATCAATATAACCGCGGTCACAGATTTAAGATATTCGGAATGAACGTGCCTAATCCACTTAAATTAGCTGAAGCTATTGATAAGTTAGTTGGTTCAGGTTCATTTAGTCGTAATGAAGTAAGGATTCGTTTTGGTTACGATGCTGTCGATGGATTAGACGAGTTTTTAGTGACTAAAAACTATTCAAACGGCACTGAGAATACAGACTTGAAAGGAGGTGATAATTAATGAAAAAAATCATGGTTAATGGCCCAATTATTTCAAACTCGGAACAATGGATTTACGATTATTTCGATATTGAAGCAACATCACCTAAAACTGTCACCTCTCAACTCGTAGATGGTGAGGATATTGATATTAATATTAATTCCGGTGGTGGTGACGTGTTTGCAGGCAGTGAGATATATACAGCTTTGAAATCTCACAATGGTAAAGTCAACGTTACGATTACTGGTATTGCGGCATCTGCTGCTTCAGTTATTGCTATGGCTGGTCACACAGTTAAAATTTCACCCACAGCACAGATAATGATTCACAATGTATCGTCTGGTGCATCTGGCGATTATAGAGACCTTGCTCATCAGTCAGAAGTAATTAAGAATTACAATAAATCTATTTCAGCATCATATGAAGCTAAAACAGGTATAGAACAATCTGAAATCTTAGAACTGATGAATAAAGAGACCTGGTTAACAGCTGTGGAAGCTAAAGAAAAAGGATTTGCAGATGAAATCCTTTTCGCTGATGAATCAGTTAAGTTAGTAGCTAGTATGCCTACAACAGCTATTCCACAAGCAGTAATTAATAAAATGTTGAATAGTAAGGCAACACCTACTGAACCTATCAGCGTAGCTTTAAATGCAGGTCAATTGAAAGAAATTGTTGCTGAAGCTGTATCGGATTTGAAAAAAGAATTTTTAAACAGTAATGAAACAGCAATTGAAAATAATCAACCGGAAGAACCTAAAACTAAAAGGTTCTTTTTTTAATACCCAAAAATAGGAGGAAAATATAATGACGATGAAACTTAAAGGTTTACAAAACTACAAAGAGCAAAGAGAAATCCTAGCGGATTTGATTGCAAAAAAAGCACCACAAGACGAGCAAGACGAGGCATTCATGAATATGCACAATGCTATGGTGGAAGATTTAATGGCAGAAGGCCGCAAGGTGTCACGTAACGAAGCTGAAAAACTATTCGATGAAACTCGTGGTAACCCAACAATGACAGCAGAAGAAACTAAATTTTTCAATGAAGTAAAAACAGATGTCGGTTATAAAGAAGAAAAACTTTTACCACAAACTGTAATCGATGAAATTTTCGAAGATCTAACTACTGAACATCCATTCTTAGCTTCAATTGGAATGAAAACAACTGGTTTACGTTTGAAATTCTTGAAATCAGAAACAAGCGGTGTTGCGGTTTGGGGTAAAATCTTTAGTGATATTAAAGGTCAATTGGATGCTGCGTTCAGCGATGAAGAAGCAATTCAAAATAAATTAACAGCATTTGTAGTGTTACCTAAAGATTTAAATGATTTTGGACCTGCTTGGATTAAACGTTTTGTGGTTACTCAAATTACAGAAGTGTTTGCAGTTGCGTTAGAAATTGGGTTTATTACTGGTGACGGTAAAGAACAACCTATCGGTTTAACTCGTGAAGTGAAGAAAGATGTTGCAATTGTGGATGGCAAGCACCCAGAGAAAAAAGCGACAGGGACGTTGACATTTTCAGACCCTAAATCGACTGTTAAAGAATTAGTTGAAGTATTCAAATACCACTCTATCAAAGAAAACAAAAAAGCTTTTAACTCAGCAGGGAAAGTTACTTTGTTAGTTAACCCAGTCGATGCTTGGGATGTACGCACTCAATACACTCACCTTAACGCGAACGGTGTTTATGTAACTGCTATGCCTTTCAACTTAACAATCTTGGAATCAGTATTTGTTCCAGCTAAAAAAGCTATCTCATACGTTGCAGAACGTTACGATGCTTATGTAGCAGGTGGTGTAAATATCCAAAAATACGACCAAACACTCGCTTTAGAAGATTTAGATTTATACACTGCAAAACAATTTGCATATGGTAAAGCTAAAGATGATAAAGTTGCGGCGATTTGGGACTTGAAAATTGAAACGGAAATCGAGAAACCCTAAGCCACCTCTAAATATCAAAGTAAAGGCTGACACTGATAGTGCAGTCTTAACTGCTGATTAAGGAGGGATTTCATGGAGCAAGAATTGTTAATTGAATTTAAAAATAGAATGCATATTTCTCACAGTGCTGAAGATGCTAATTTATTGATGATCATCAAAGCATCTGTGGATGATATTAAACATAAATGTAGTTTAGCTACATTAGATAACAACAATCGAGCAATTGAGTTGGCGCTTGAACGTTCTCGTTATGTTTATAATGATTCGGTTGAATTTTTCGATGAAAACTTTCGCTCTCAACTCACTTCTGTAGGATTGGAGTCAGTTTTGGGAGGTTTTTCAGATGAAACAAAAGTATAATCCACCGAAAGTGCATTCTGGAAAGTTACGAACGGCAGTTGAGTTTTATGAGTATGGCCCTTCTGGTCCTGAACCAGGTGATTATGAAAAAACTTCTTTATTTACATGCTTTGCAGAGGTTTATAACAGCTCTATGAAAGATTTAGAGTTGTTATCCACTGTAGAGACTAAAGAAGCTGTGACGATTACTATACGTGATACAAAGGGTGAATACACAGTTACCAACAAGCATTTTGTGGAGATATTTGATTATCGCTACACAGGTAAACGTTTCAATGTAATTGATGTAAGACACGATGTCACAAACAATGATTTTGTGACTGTTGTTTTAGGTTTGAAGTCATGAGTGTGGACATCAAAGGCATTAAAGAAGTTGAGAACCAACTTGCTAAAATGTTTGGTCGTGATGAAATGCTAGGGATTGTTGATAATGCATTAACGCAAGCTTCAAAACCTTTTGTTAGCGAATTAGAAAAGAATTTCGACACTTTTAAAGATACTGGTGCATCGAAAGATGAAATCACTGTCAATGAACCAATTTACAAAAACGGTGTTCGTACAATTTTAGTCAATTGGCGAGGTTCTAAGGACCGCTACAGACTCATTCATCTTAATGAATTTGGTTACACGAAGAATGGTAAAAAGATACTCCCACGAGGTGTGGGTGCTATTGCTAGGTCATTGAGAAGTAGCGAAAGTGTTTATTTCAAAGTAGTGAAAGAGGAGTTGAGTAAAAAATTATGATAGACATGCTAAGTGTAATCTATGAAAAATTAAAAACTAATGAAGTCATAAAAGCACAGTGTGGAAGTCGTATTTTTTACTACGAACTTCCAGAAACTGCTGCAACTGACAAACCATTCATGTTAATTATTCCTTTGGATGTTCCTGTTCCGGTTAATTATGGGGGCAATACGAATCACGCGGAAGAATATTTATATCAGATTGATGTGCAATCGCATGATCGTAAGGTTGTGAAAATTGTGCAAAATGAAATACGAAAAGAATTAGAAAACATTAATTTGTATCAGCAAACGAATGGTTTTGATGAATATTTTAATGGGACAAAACGGTATGTGGATGCTCGGAGATATATAGGCATTCCATTCCGTTATCAACTAGACACTCAATAGAGTGTCTTTTTAAATACAAAAAAACAGAAAATAGGAGTGAATTAATTATGTCATTAGTCGGATTTAAACAAGTGAAAATCGGTATTTTAGGTGAAGATGATAAAGTAACAAAAACATTTACAATCAACGGTGAAACTAACAAAGGTGCAACAGTAGATATTGAAATAAATGGTTTTGATATTGAACCTATTACTCAATACGGGTCAGATGTTGCTTACTACGTTTTATCACAAGGTGCAACGGAGCTTGATGTTAATATGTCAGTTTTAGATTTACCAGACGAAGTATTAAACGCGGTGTTAGGTCAAGTAGAAGGTGAAGGTGGGATTTCATGGTCGGGCGAAAACACAATTGCACCATATGTTGCATTGCTTGCACAATCTCAAGACCCTCAAGGAAACGATGTGTATTTCGGATTGCCTAAAGGTAAATTTTCTACCGAAAGTGTCAAAGCTAATACAAAAGAAAAAGACCCTAAAGAATTAGAAGCAGATGCACTTAAAGGTAAATTTGTGACTAAGCAAATCGATGGTGAAGCACGCGTATTTGGTAAAGGTAAAGGCGCTAAAGCGTTAGCAGCATTTGAAACAGCTTTATTTAAAACAGCAGTTACAAGCCCAAAGGGCTAAAAGTAGTTGCGGGAACAACTACAGCTAAAATAACAGCAGATTAGGAATGAGGTGTAAACATGTTAATTGCTTACAATAAAACAGGTGTAAAGGTTGCAGAAGGAGAGACTGAGGTTTCTCTTTCTGCGCTAACACCTGCAACTAAATATGCAAAAGGTGATTTTACGTTATCGCGTAAAGTTGGCGAGTTAGAAAGTGAAAAGGCCGATGTGCCTGCATTTGAAACGTTGCCTATCGTGGTAACAGGTGTCACTTTAAATAAAACGACATTAGCTAAAATTGTTGGAGAAACTGAAAAATTAACAGCTACAGTAGCTCCTGCAAATGCAACTGATAAAACAGTAACTTGGACAACGAGCGATGCGAAAATAGCAACTGTGGGTGCTGATGGCACTGCAAAAGCGATTGCTGTAGGTAGTGCAACAATCACAGCTAAAGCAGGCACTAAAACAGCGACATGTGTAGTAACTGTTAAAGCACCTGCTAACGAAGAATAACTAGAGAAAAGAGTGGGGAAACCTACTCTTTTTTATTTTTTTAAAAATACGAATAAAGGATGGATAACATGACAGAAAAAATCACATTAACCCTTACAGATGTCATCACAGGCAAAACAAAAACTTATTCTCGAGGGGTTGCAACTTTAGCGGACATTGAGAACTTTTTTATTTTACAGTCAAAAATTCGCAAATTAACCGAACAAGAAGAACCAAGCATTTTCGGTGGAATCAATTTGCAACTTGAATATGTTGCTGAGTTGTTCGCATCAGAGGAACTCACTCCCACAGAAATTAAGAACGGATTAACTCGTGATAACTGGGAACAACAACTTACCGATGTAATGAAAGCTGTATCTCCCGAATCCTTTGAATCAGATGAAGAAGAGGAAGAAGACCAGGGGAAGAAATAAGTCTCGAAGAACAAGTGGAAACTTTGAACGACATCCGCAGGTATTGCATGACGAATTATGGATGGACAGTTACCGAAGTTGATAGTCAGCCCTACGAAAGATTGCTGACGTTGGTCTTGGAGAAAGAAACCAAAAAAGCTAAAAAACAAAAAGCTATACCAGCGCATGAATTTCTTGACCGTCTCGGTTAGTTAGGAGGTATTTAATGAGTAACACTGAACGTATTAAAGGTATGGAAATAACCTTGGGATTGGATACAAAAGGTGTTGACGAGGGCATGGCAGGTCTTAAACGTACATTAGGTAACGTTAATCAAGAGATGAAAGCCAACCTGTCAGCGTTTGATAAAGGTGAACAATCCACAAAGAAATATGAAGCTGTTATAACTGGATTGACTAAGAAAATGGAAGTCCAGTCTAAGATGGTTAAACAAACGCAAGGTGACTATAAAACGTTGCAAGAACGCAATAAATCGTTAAACGGTGAGATTGAAAAATCTAATAGAGTCCTCACCGAATCTAAGAAACGTTATGATGATCTAAAGAAATCTGGAACAGCTAATAAAACTGAATTAGCAGCGGCTAAAAAAGAAGTTTCAGCTAATCAGAAAGAATATACTAAGTTAAATAAAGAATTGCAAGACATGCCCAAAGCATTAAATAATGCAGAAAAGGCAGTCAATAAAGAGGTTGAATCATTCAATACACTTTCAAAACGTATTGATGGAGCAACTAAGGCACAGGATAAGTTTAATAAAGCACAAGCTGTTGAAAATTCACCATTTACAAAACGTTCAAAAGAGCTTGAAGCGTACAGTAAAAAGTTAGAAACAGCGAGTGAAAAATCTGCCGCTGTTGGTCGTAAAATGACATTAGGTGTCACAACACCAATTGTTGCAGGGTTCGCAGGTGCTACTAAAGCAGTTATCGATTACGAATCTGCTTTTGCAGGTGTTCGAAAGACTGTTGATGCGACAGAAGAACAGTATGCCGAAATTAGTAAAACTATTATTGATATGTCAAAAGCATTACCTGCATCAGCAAATGATATTGCCGCTGTGGCAGAATCTGCAGGACAATTAGGCATCGAACGAGAAAACATTGCGAAATTCAGCAGAACAATTATTGACTTAGGCGAATCCACAAACTTAACACAAGAACAAGCAGCCACTGAATTTGCACGTTTTGCAAATATCATGCAAATGAGCCAAACAAAGTTTGATAGATTAGGTAGTTCGATTGTTGATTTAGGTAATAACTTTGCAACTACAGAATCTGAAATATCATCTATGTCAATGCGACTTGCGGGTGTTGGGAATCAAATCGGTATGAGCGAGGCTGATGTTCTTGGACTCGCAACAGCTATGAGTTCTGTGGGTATCGAAGCCGAAGCAGGCGGTACAGCGATGAGTATGGCATTGAAAAAAATGCAGAATGTTGTTGCATCTCATAGCGGATATGCTGAAAAAATTACTGAAGCTGAAAAGAATCTTGACGGCAAAGGTCTTCAAAAATTCACACAAGAATTAGATAAGAGTGAACGGAAATTAGATTCATTTGCAAGTGTCGCAGGTGTAACTAGCGATGAATTCACTAAGTTATTTAATGAAGACCCTGCAAAAGCATTGCAACTCTACGTTGAGGGATTAGGTAAAGCATCCTCAAATGGAGAAAACCTTAATGATGTCTTAAAAGATGTTGGTATTCAAGGTATTCGTGAATCTGATACAATGCTACGTTTAGCAGGTAATAGCAAGTTGCTAGGTAAAGCGTTGGATATCTCCACAAAAGCTTGGGATGAAAATTCAGCATTAACTAATGAAGCAAACGAACGATATAAAACAACAGCATCGAAAATTCAAGTAATGAAAAACAATTTTGTAGCATTCGGATTAACAATGGGTAAAACTTTTGCTCCCGTTATTTCTGATGCGACTGAAAAAGTCACTGAATTTATTGATCGCATTGATAACATGTCGGATGGCGCTAAGAAAACTACAATGGTAGTTGCAGGTACTGCAGCCGCTATTGGACCACTGGCATTAGGAATATCTGGAGTTCAAAAAATATCTTCAGTTGCAGTGGGTGGGTTAGCAAAATTAAATAAAGGGTTAGGTTTTCTAACTCCATCCTTGGCAGGAGCATCTAAAGAAGCTAAAGCTGCTGATATAGGAATTGGCGGAATGGCTAAATCTAGTAAATCATTATTGCCAGTTATTGCATCTATGGGTTTGCCAACTATTGCAGCAACTGCAGCAGTTGTTGGTTTAAGTGTCGCGGCAATTGCGAGCGCTAAAGCTTTAAGTAAACAAAAAGCTGAACAGGAAAAAACTGCTGAAAATGTACGTTTATTCGGCACGGATGTATCGGATGCCACAGCTAAAGCGGGTAATAGTTTTGTTACGATGCGTGATGAAGCAAATACTCAACTCATAGCATTAGAAACGGCATCAGCTGAAAAAGGTGCATCAATATCGTCTAAGATTGTTGAGAGTTATCAAGGCATGGCTAGTGAAGTAAAAACACAATTAGAAAACCTTAAAACTGAAACAAACACTGTATTTGATTCAATCGGAGCAGGTCGTGGTGTTCAAAGTGATAAATTCGTTTCGGGTGCAAAACGTAATTCTAATAGTGACTATGATGATGAGATTAAACAAGTAGAAGAAGCTCAAAGAAAAATTAAAGAGCTTACGGATAAAGTAGGTGGTAATTTACAAAAGTTGAGTAGTACTCAACAAAGAGAATTTGATACCTACACATCTTTTATCGAAAACAAGACAAGCGTGTTTGCTAAAAATTATAATGATCTTGAAAATCTAGGAAACTCATGGGCTAAGCGCAAAGGTGATTTAGATAATAAGACTTATATAGAAGAAATGAACAAGTTGAAAAAAGCTAAAGATAAAACGTTGAAAGAAAGCGATAAATCTTACAAAAAATCTAGTGATAGTTTGCAAAAACAACTAGACGAGGACCGCATTACTCAGCAAGAATATGCAGCTGCTATGTTTGCTTTAGAAGGTGATAAATTATCACGCACAGAAAAGGCCAACGCAAAATACATTACAGCTCAATCTAATATGGCATCTAAATTGAAAAGCGTGAAAAACATTAACTTGAAAACATTACAAACTTTAGACGATGCCACACAAAAATATGGCGATGGTCAAGTGCAGTATTGGGATGAACAAACTGGGAAGATATACAAAACGCAAGAAGATTGGTTAGCTGCTACGAAGAAACATAACGAAGGTGTTATGAAATCTTCTAAGGATTTAACTGATAAACAAAAAGAAAATCTTGAAATATATGAATCTAACCAACGTAATTACTACATGCAAATTGGCACATCTGTGGAAGAAGCTATACGTTATGCTAAAGAAGATAGGGATAAGTTAGAATCTGAAATGACTGCAACTGGCCAGATGATTAATAAGCAATCAAAGGCTGCTAAAGATGCGTATCTTGATGGTCTTAAATCTGATGGTGAAATTAAAAAAGCTGCTGAAAAGTGGGGTTTAGATTTAACTGATACAACTAATAAAATTGATTTAGGTCGTTACGGTAAGAAAACAGCCAAAGAATTTTTTGATAGTTTCCAAAGTGGGACTGATGAAGGTGCTGACATGGCAAAAGTTTTCTTTGGCCAAAAGCTTGAATCGATGGCAGGGAAAGATTTGTCAGAAGTCGGTAAAAAGAATGTTGCTACTTTAAGAGAAGGATTGTTTGCAGGAGCTTTAACACTAGACCAAATTAAAGGTACATTTAATGGAAAAGTTATGGATCTATTCCCTAAAGATTTAACCGAGCTAGGTAAAAAGGATATTTCCACATTAAATGCAGGTTTGAAATCTGGTCAGATTGATGAAGCGGAACTTAAAGCCAAATACGATGCCCAGCTTAAAAATATATTCAAGAAAGACTTATCTTCATGGAGTAAAGCAGATTTGGCAACTTTCAAATCTGGCATGAGTGTGGGTATAACTGACTTAGGCATGTTAAGCGAAAAATATAAAACTACTTTAGATAGTATCTTTAGTAAAGATATTAGTAAGTTATCAGCAGATTCAATGGCTACGCTGAAAGTCGGTATTCAACTTGGGTTACCTGGTGCTGAAACTGCGATGGAAGCTATCTCTACTGTTATTAAAAAAGGTGCAGAAGTAGATTTGGGCAAGCATGGTAAGCACACTATGGATTCTTTATTGAAAGCTTATACTAGTGGAAAAATAGATGTTGATACCTTTATGAGAGGTTATCAAGGTTTGATGCGCAATAAGGCTAATATCAACCTAGATAAACAAGGCAAGCAAACAATCGAAAGTCTTGCTAATGGTATGCAAAGTAAAAAGGATTATACGAATAAAAAAGCTTTAGATGTACGAACGGGGATTAAAACTAATCTTACTTTTGACCCGTGGGCTTATGTCAAAGGACAAGCAGGGGCATCCAAACTAGGGGAAGGTCTTCTTAATAAGAAAAAAGAACCCTTAGATGCATCTGCTGAAATAGGTAAAGGTGTTATTGGCAATTTTAATGGAATTGTTGGAGGAGCTAATGATTTAACAAGTTCTTTAGGCGGTTCTGGTAAAATATCGCCGCTTAGTTTTAAAAGTTTTCCAGCTCACGCCAAAGGTACAAACGGCGCTTTAAAAACTGCAGAAACAGCATTCGTTGGTGATGGTGGTAAGCAAGAGTTAATTCAATACGCTAACGGTAATATGGCACTGTCGCCAGATACTCCCACACTCACTCACTTACCGAAAGGTTCGCAAGTTTTCAGTGGTGAACAGACCGAAGATATATTTAAGAAGTTTAAAAACTTTGGTATCGCTCCTATGTATGCAAAAGGAACAGGTGCATCAGTTAAAGATTGGTTTAGTAGTAAAATTGAAGATATTATGGGCTTTTTCGACAAACCAGCCGAATTGTGGAAGAAATTAACGTCAGGTGTGTTCTCTCAGGCTGATTTTAAGGGCGATTCGGGAGTAAACATTGGTAAGGGTGCGGAAAAGCACGCTGAGAATCAAAGCAACTGGTTGAAAAAATTATTCGATGGTATGGGTGGCGAAGAACCGAGCGGAGCAGGTGTTACAAGATGGGCAGGTACTGTAAAACGTGCATTAGCGATGAATCACTTGCCTGCAACTCCCGCATACGTTAACGCTTGGTTACGTCAGATACAATCAGAATCGGGTGGTAATCCACGAGCTGTGCAAGGAAATATCGGTGATATTAATAATAAAACTGGTGATTTAGCAAAAGGCTTGGTACAGGTAATCGGTACAACATTTGAAGCTTATAAGTTTCCAGGGTATAACAATCGTTTGAATGGTTTGGACAGTCTTTTGGCAGGTATTAATTATGCTAAAAGTCGATACGGCGCAGCAGGTATGTTAGGTGTAATTGGTAAAGGTCATGGGTACGCAAATGGCGGCATTGTTAGTCAACACCAGGTAGCACAAATTGCTGAAGGTAATCGAGCCGAAGCAATTATACCTTTGCATCCATCTAAGCGAAATAGAGCAATGCAACTTTTAAAACAAGTTAAAACTGTTCTAGGTGATGAAGGCGAAGGCAACAATATAATTAATAGTATTTCTGATAATAGCGATATGATCGTTAAGCTTACAGAATTAATAAAACAAGGCAATCAAGAGAAGCAGCAACTTAACAAAGTAATAGAATTATTAACAGGAATATTAATGAAAGATAATGGTTTTAAAGGTAATTTAGAACAAATGATAAGTAATCAACAAGGAACAAGGCAATCGCAACTTGATTACTTATCTGGGAATGGAGGATTTTAATGCGTGATTTATTTTTAGAATTTATATATCCCGATGGAAAAGTTGAACGCCCCTCGGACGATTTTACATTCCATTTACTCGATGTGGATGTAAGTCCTGCTCAAACGGTCAATCAAACGATGACAATTAACGGTACAGATGGAGAATTAACATTTTTTAACACATACGCTCCATATACCTTGGAAATGTCATGTTTTATTGAATCGATAGATACAACTGAACAAGATTTTTTTGAAACGGAATTAAGACAAAAGATACACACTCGAGGGCCTTTTTATGTCAGACATGGAAGAATGCCAAACATAAAATATGCGGTTAATAAAGTTGATTATGCCAAAGAAGAAAGTGGTCGTAATTACCTAAAATTCAAATTAATTTTCAATGTTTTTAAAGGTTATTCTGAAAGCCATCGAACAACAGTTGATTACTTGAATAGTGACAGTGATCAATGGCAATTTGGAACTAACTTATTAAGCGATGAACTGCCAGTATATATCCACACTAAGAATAGTTTTAAAATATACAATGCATCAAGTGTCGCAATAACACCTATTATGAGACATTCTTTAGACATTGCACTTACTTGTGTTGGTAATCCTAAGGTTAAAAACTTAACAACTGGCGATGTGTTTATTTACAATAAAATGCTAAATAAAAAAGACGTTTTGTTGATTAGTGGTGTATATCCGTTTCTTAACAACAACAACTGTGGACGAGATACCAATCACGGCATAATCACACTTGCACCTGGATGGAACGAATTTTTTATCGAGGAGGCAGAAAGTATTAATATTGCCTTTTCGTTTTCGTTTATTTTTAGATAGGAGGGTTATATGAATTTCTTGGTAGTTAGAGATATAACAGGTTTAAGGGAAGAAATCCTTATGGATATTGATTATTCCAGTTTTTCTTACGATTATGAAAAAAACAGTTCAAGAGGTGTAAAATTCAGCGTTGTGAGAACGCCATACAATTCATTGACATATGATTATTTAAGCAATGAAACAATTATACTGTTTGAAGGTCAATCATACGTTGTTAAAAATTGTATTGATAAGACAATAGGCGATATGCAAACAAAAGATATTACAGCACAACATATTATGTTTGAATGTCAAAATCACTTTGTGGATGCTGAAGTAGAAGGGTCAAAAACCTATAGTATTCAAGAATATTTTGATTTTGCATTTAAAGGCAATGTGCTAGGTTATAAAGTGTTTTTCAAAGGTGAATTTCCTAAAGCAGAAATTGAAAACATGGGTAAGAAAAACGGTATGGAATTTTTAAACGAAGGCGCTGAATCATTTAGCGCTATTTATTTTGCCGATAATAAAAATATTACAATTTACTCGGAAAAAGAATTCTATAAACAAAGCGATGTTGTTTTAAGGTATCGCTATAATACAGAAGATATAACAGTGACAACAGACACTAGCAATCTAAAAACATATATAAAAGCTTACGGAAAGAAAAAAGATACAGATGATAAAAATTATAACAAGGTACAAGTTAAAGCGCTTGATTTTGTCGGTAAGTTTGAAAAAACAGGTACATTTTACACCGAAGAGATTAATGCTAACTTTTCGACAAGTGTTGATGCTCGTTGGGATAATGACAGTTTGTCTTTTAGATTAAAAAAAGACAAGCAAGGTGGATTGTTAGATGTTTATCTAGATAATAAGAAAATAAAAACATTGTCTTGTTGGAACGCTAAGGCTAAAACAGAAACGATAACCCTTGTAGAATCTTTAACAAAAGGCAAGCACAGTATTAAGTTTATTTTCGTTGGTGAAGATCCTGCGCATAAAATGGAAAAAGGTAAGAAGGCAAGAGGGTATGTCGGCACTGAAGATACTGAAATAATTAAGATGGTAGCTGATGTGGCTGGAACTAACGCATATCATGCCATAGCAAACTATGAATCGCCAAACGCAAGCTTATACGGAAAAAGGATTGCCGCAAGTGTATATGATGAAAGATTTACAGAAGTGAATAAATTAAAAGAATGGGCAAAGAAACAAATAACTGACGTGCCAGAAACAACTTTGGATATGACGTATAAAGGACAAGAAAGACTCACCGAGAAAGATACGTTGTACTTTATCCACACTTCGATGGAGTTTAATACTGAATTGAAAATGGTGCGTTTAAGTAGGCCACACCCATTCGTAAATGAAAGTGCTACAGTAGGTTTTAGCAATTCAAAAAAAGATGTTTTGAAAATGCAACAACAAATTAATAATAATTTGAAAAAAGCAGCAAATAACTTAAAAGGAACAACTCAAAATCTTAACGGAATACAATCGCAATTAAATCAATTGAGTAATAATGAGCTTATTACTGAACTTGTAGGGAGCGTGAAAAAATGAACGAAGAAACAACGGAAATACGGGCGCTTTTAAAAAATGGCGAACAATATTATCCTCAAACTCACATTGAAGCAGTCGTAGGATTGGAAAGTTTAAACATCAATGATTTTGGTATTTTTTTTGTTTCGCCAAACGGAAAAAAATGGCAGTTGATTGTCGATAATGATGGTAAATTAGACACGTTAGAAGTTAGCGAGGGAGTGAATTAAATATGAAGATAAATTTAGTTAAAAAACCCGACATCGTATTTGGTCAAAAATTTTACAGAGATTGGTCGAAAAATAATATTAAGATTGAAAATGCAATCAACGAAAATGACGAATACATGTCAAAACATCAAACGACACAACAAAACGCACACAACACAGCACAAATATTGCATCGTTTAAGCGCATCAGAATTAACGCTCGAACAATTTTTACAATTGATGAACGCGCGCACAAGTAACTTGGTTTTAGGCGCTACTACAGACCAATCTGTCGAACTTAAAGATGCTCGTGTTGATTTGGAATCTGAATCGCATACAACGCTTTACGATAGATTGTTAAGTGATTTTTTAAGATTGCAAAATACAGATTCTGATTTAGGTGTACGATCCGTTAAAAACACCAATTTAATTGGCAATTTTGCAAATCAAGCAGGTGTAGCTATTAAAAAAATCAATAAAGATAAAACGCATAGTATAGCAATCGCATCAAATAGTACAACGGCTGTAAAGTTACGCACTGCAAATACAGTTGCAAAAGATTTTATTTTCGGGTGGGAAAAGCCTGCTTATCAAGTGCCTATAAAAAACAAATTTTTGCTGCAAGGTATCTATGATGATGACAATAGCGACTACACATACTATAGCTATTCACAAAATGATTTAATGTGGATTGAGCGATTTGACAACTTTAATAATTACATTGATCGTATGCATTTGCCGTTGGGCGGACATGCGACAGACTTTTTTGTAACGACAGAAAACGGAATTGACTATGTTTGGAACCAGGTTGGCGAGCAAACGCAAAACGGTATAAAAAATCACTTTTGCAAGATTAAATATGCTGCTAAAACAGTTAATTACGGTGATGCAGAGATTGTTGCAGAGTTTGATGTTTTCCAAAATTACAAAGCAGATGCCAATTTAGACGCTGAAAAAGACATAATCTCTATCATTTTTAACAGAGGCAATGATTTTTTAATAGAAAACAGGAAGTTTTCTGAATGGCAAAAAGGTGTTAATAATGTGCTAGGGTCTTTTATTGTAAGTAAAAAAGAGTATCATGCTGTGCATCAATCAATTGATGTATTAGATAATATGATTTTTTGGCATTACGGAGAGACAAGACGTGACATAAACGCAACTGGTAAACATGGTGTGGTCGTTTTTACTTTAGACGGTAAACGTATTAGTAGCTACGAGATTGACGTTACTAAACTTATCAGCAACGATGCGATTGACGGCTATTACGAACCAGAAGGATTTACGGCAAAACGCACTGATGTGCCAAACGTTTATGAATTATGTTTTGGATTTGCGACAAGCGGAAAAACAACTTACAAGTCTTGGCGCTCATCGATTCACGCTGTCGCAACTCCTGACTTTAATGATGAGTTTCAAATTGAGTTAAAATCGGAAAATGGACTGCAAAAACAGACGTTTACGTTGCCCGAAAAAATAACATCAGACAGACTGTTAGTAGATACTAATGAGCCGTTTAATTTTGCAAAGTTAGAAAAAAGCGCAGATTTTACAGGCTATGAGCAACGACATCTGTCAGAGATTGATGTTATTAAACTGATTAAGCAGTATACAAACAAGACGGATTACGAAACTGTGCTATTTAGAGGTAACGCAGGCGTAACAGGGGCAAAAATTGACATCGCTGGAAATTTTAAAGATTACGATGAAATAAAAGTGTTGTACAACACGTCTGTAGCTAATCATGCTGTACAAACTTACGCTAGTTTAGATCGCAGTGCTAATATATTAGTCTTAAACACCGTCAACGCAGATGATGCGATTACGGGCGTATCGCAGATTAGAGAGTGTACGATTGATATTAGCGCAGGCACATCGTTTGTTATTAAACAACAAATAGTAACAGAGTTGTCAACAAATACAACTAATTTCAAAGCAGAAGAATTCCGAATCATGAAAATAACTGGGATAAATAAAGTGTAAAGGAGTGTAATAATGTCAATTACAAAAATAACAAAAACTAAAATGGAAATTACAGCGGATTATCAAAAGTTAAGCGACTTAAACGTCGCTTTTTATAATCAAGATATCAATACATCGATACTACAATTTAATGTGACGCGTAATGATGCGCCAGTGCCGCTTGGTAAAGTTAATGTCGAGGGCTATATCGTTTTGTTAGCCGCTGATGGCTCACGCATACAAGATGCAGTTGAGATTGTTGACGAAATGGAAGGCATTGTGCAGTATACAATCCCAAAAGAATTTTTAAAACATACTGGCAAGGTATTAGGACAAGTTTACATTGCTGTTAAAGGACGTGACGATACAGCAGTTATGCGACAAATATCATTTGATATTAAACAGGATTTATTAACTGGTTTTAGTTCTTCGGTTAAATTGGAATACATTAAAACGTTTGATGATTTACAAACACAGATACAACAACGTGTAAAAGCAATCGAGGAAGCAATTGCTAACGGGGAAGATTATGTCGCTCAAATGATTGCAACACTGGATACAGGCAAAAAAGAGATTGCTGCTACAGTTACAAAAGCTAATACAGACATTAATAAAGTAGCTACTGATGCTAAAAACAACGTGACTGTCACAGCTGACACAGCGACAAAAAATATCAATAGTGCAGCAACAAAAGCAACGACAGATATTAATAAAGTGTCAACTGATACAACTAAAAAAATTACCGATACAAGTAATGCGGCAGTTGCAACTGTAACTGCTAAAGGTAAAGAGGTTACAGATGAGATTGCTAATAATAGTGTTGTTAAAACAACAGATGCCACAAATTGGCAAAAACAAAAAATTACCACTGATAACGGTCAATTTTATTACAATCTTACGGATAATAAATCAGATATTTTAGCGTCCGTCATATCGGAAAATGGCTTTAAAACAGGGTTTGCACATTTTACAGTCTTAAATGGATTAGGTAATAATCGTAGTTTTAGATTTACATCTTACTACTATCCTACGAATGGCTACATCCACGCTGTAGATACAGCAGGTCAATCACATATTAGAGTTTGTAACGGTGGTGTTTGGGGCTCGTGGAATAGTATAGCAGACACGTCTGTTACTCAAAACTTTAAAATTACAAACGATGACGGTTCAGCTATCGTAACAACTGGATATAATTTACTTAATATCACTGACATCACTAGTTTTGATGGCTATTCCGAGTCTACAATAAACGTACCTACAGGCGTAAATGCCGCAGGATATATAAAACGTAAATACAAAAGCGGACACGTCGAGGTTACTTATAGCCCTTACAACACAAACGCGGTTTATCGTAACTCTTACAACGGAGTTACAAAAAATTGGGTAGGATGGGAAAAACTGGTTACAGCATCCGAATTAACAGCAATTAAACCAGTTACGATTTGGCAAGGTGCTGCAAACGGTGTATCTAATACTGCTTATAATTTAACAAAAGCTATCAATACGTTTAGAGTTGCTATGGTAACTTATAAAACCGCATCGGGAAACAACAAAGTACAAACGTTTAGCGTTGCGACAGACAGTAGTCGTATGATTATCAGCGAGACCAATTTATCGGATGATGATGCGTCGGCAGCATGGCTTTACGAGTGCCAAATAGATGCATCAGCATCGACAAGTTTTAAAATCATCAAAGACAATCTTTTTAACATTAAAACTGGCGTTGCAACAACAGATACAAATACACACACAATACTAAAAATCGAAGGAGTGATGTAACATGCAAGTATTATTAAATAGTAAAAAAGCGATTTTGGCATATGCAATCGTAGGTGAAATCGATGGTGCTATACAGATTGACGATACACAAATACCGATTAATTTTGAGGCTGATTTTAAGCCTCTTTATTTTGTGTTAAAAAATGATGAAGTAATTAAAAATGAAGAATTTGAAGAAAAAGAGGAAGAAACGGGCGGCGATGAAGTGCCAACTCTCGAACGCATCGCACAGTTAGAAAACTTAGTTTTACAACTGTTAACAGGAGGTGATGAGCTATGATGCCTTTTTTGACAAGCATGTATAAACAAAAACGTATCGACAACGAGTACCTGAAGAAAGTTGTTAAAAATGGACATATAACAGCTGATCAATACAAAGAAATTACAGGCGAAGAATATTTAGAAGTTTAAATAGGGGGAAAAAATATGTTAATTGGAATCGGAGGACATGGAATGGAACAGCTAGAGATTATCAGATTTTATTTATTTGGAGAGGTTAAGTTCTTGCATCTGTTAGTCTTGCTTATGGCTGTGGACATCGTGACAGGCGTTATTAAAGCAGGTATGAAAGGTAATTTGTGGAGTCGCAAAGCGTTTTTTGGATATGCACGTAAGATGATGATTTTTGGAATTATTATCTTAGCTAATGTCATTGACCAAATTCTAGCTTTAAGTGGTGCAATTGTTTATTCCACAGTGTTGTTTTACATCGTGAATGAGGGTTTATCTATCGTAGAGAATTTAAACGAGATGGGCGTCAAAGTACCATCAATCATTACCGATAAGTTGAAAAATATTGAAGATAAAGAAAAGGAGGAAAAATAGTATGGTAAAAGTAATTAATAAATCAGTATGCAGAGGTGTCGCAGGTAAGCGAGTTGGGAATGTGAAAGGTGTGGTTATTCATAATGATGCAGGGGCTATTGGAGCAACTGCTGAATTGTATGTCAAACGTTTAGAATCAATGACTAACAAACAATTAGAAAACGGTTTCGCTCACTACTACATTGACCGCAACACAGTCGCACGTGTGGAAGACACATACAACAAAGCTTGGCATACAGCTAACCAAGATGGCAATGCGTATTACATCGGTTACGAAGTGTGCCAGTCATTAGGTGCAAGTGATAAAGATTTTCTAGCTAATGAACAAGCAACATTTAAACAAGTTGCTGAAGATCTTAAATTTTATGGATTGAAAGCTAATCGAGATACAGTTCGTTTACATCGTGAGTTTGTAGCAACTGCATGTCCACATCGCTCATGGGAATTGCACGGTAAGTCTATTAACAGCGTTAAGGACTACTTTATCGCTCAGATTAATAAATATATGGGTGTGACAACACCTAAACCACCTGCAGCAATCAAACCACCCGTTAAACCTAAGCCGCCTGTCAAACCGCAGGGAATTAAGCGAGTGGCTGAAAAAGGCACGTTCTATCCTAATACAACTGTTAAAATGAGTTAGGGCTTTTTTTGTGGTATAAATCAAGAGTAAATGATACAATCGAAACGAGAACGTATGTTCTATTTTAGTGAGGAGTTTTAATATGAAAAAAGTAAACATATATTGCGAATCTCATTATTTTAATGATAGCAAAGCAGGTTATGGCGGTTACGTCATAGGGTATGAAGGACGTTATAAAACATTCACAACTATTAGTGTTCACATAGTTCCCGAATTGATTGGTTTGGATATGTTGTGGGAAGCTGTCAGCACGTTAAAAGAAAGTTGTGATATTACTGTTATATCACGACAAAACTTGACTGCAAACGATCTAAAATTAAATGAGGGTATAGCACTGTGGGAATTTATAAATCAGTTGAAGATAGATAAAGGTCATAAGTATACATTTAAAAAATATCCTAATGAATCAGAAAGAAAAATATTAGATGAAATATTAAAAGAATTGCAAAGGGTTAAACGACCAAAAATTGATTTCAATAAAATTATCAAAGATGATAGTAATTAA